AACTTGGTTACGCATAAAGGAACAAATTAGATGGCTACAATTATTACAAAGAATAGCAGTACAGCCTCAGCAGCTCCTGCAGCGGGTGACTTAACCAAGGGTGAGTTAGCTGTTAACGTAACAGACAAGAAGCTGTACACCAAAGACAATAGTGCAGCTGTTGTTAAGATTGTAGGTTCACTTGGTAATCAAGAAGCTAATGCTGTAGCTGTCACAGGTGGTACTTCAGCTGGTGTTGCCATCACAGGTGGAACTATCAACAATACTCCTATCGGAGGAACTACTGCAGCTGCTGTGACTGGCACTACAGTAACTGCTACTACTGGCTTTGTAGGTGCTATCACAGGTGGTGTAACTGGTAACGTAACTGGTAACTTGACAGGTAACGTAACTGGCAATGTCACAGGTAACGTCACAGGTAACGTAACAGCCTCTTCAGGCTCCTCATCATTCAACAATGTAACCATTAACGGTACATTGGACATGAACTCAGGTACTGCAGCTACCATTACAGGTCTGCCAACTCCAACTAATTCAGGTGATGCAGCTCCTAAGTCCTATGTAGACACAGCTATCAGTAACCTTGTTGGTACAGCTCCAGCTACATTGGATACCTTGGGTGAGATCTCAGATGCCTTAAATGATGATGCTAACATTGCAGCTACATTGACTACAGCTATTGCAGGTAAGCTTGCTCTGGCTGGAGGTACGATGAGTGGTGCTATTGCAATGGGTACGTCTAAGATTACTGGCTTAGGTACTCCAACTGCAGGTAATGATGCAACTACTAAGACTTATGTAGATGGTGTTGGCGATGCTAAGTTAGCCTTGGCTGGTGGAACCATGACTGGTAACATTGTCATGGGTGCTAACAAGGTAACATCTACAGCTACACCAACAACTAATGATGATCTGACTCGTAAGGCTTATGTTGATAGTATCTTAGGTAGTGCTACTTCAGCAGCTACCTCAGCATCCAATGCAGCAACTTCAGAGACTAACGCAGCTAACTCAGCTACAGCAGCTTCAAATAGTGCCTCTGCAGCAAGTTCTTCAGCATCCTCAGCTGCAGCGTCCTATGATAGCTTTGATGACAGATACTTAGGCCCTAAATCATCAGCTCCTACCGTTGACAATGACGGTAACACACTGTTAACAGGTGCTCTATATTGGAACACAACATCATCTAACTTGTTTGTATGGTCAGGTTCAGTTTGGACTAGCGCAGCCTTTACAGCTGGTAGCTTTGCTACTTTGACAGGTACTGAGACACTTACCAACAAGACAATCTCAGCAGCTGATAACACATTGACTGGTGTGGCTACTTTGACTGGCACACAGACGTTAACCAACAAGACTATTGAAGCTGGCACGTTTACCAACGGCTACACAGAAGAATCATTTACTTCAACGCCTACGTCAACAATCACATTGGACTTGGCAAACGGCTCTGTGCAAATCATTACCCTTGGTGGCAATATTACTTACACATTCCCAACGCCAGTAGCGGGTAAGTCTTTTATCTTGGTACACAAGCAAGATGGCACAGGCTCACGCACAGTTACTTGGCCTGCATCTGTGAAGTGGCCTGCGGGGACTGCCCCAACTCTTACATCTACAGCTTCTAGGGCAGATAAGTTTGTCTTCACAGCTATTGATGGCTCAAGTTGGCTAGGTTCAGTTGCTGGTCAGAACTACACAGTCTAAGGATATAAATGTTTAGTTCAAACACAACACAAGTCAGCGATGGCGGTTATCAAATCTCACGCAGTTTGCGCTTTAACAGCGCAGACACGGCTTATTTAGCCCGTACTCCATCAACTACAACAAACCGCACCACATTTACTTTTAGTGCTTGGATTAAAACCTCTACAAATTATTCAGGACAATCTGAAAGAGACATGATTACCGCATGGGATGGTACTACTTCTCAATGGGGTTTTCTAGATTTTAAATTCTCTAATGGTTTTTTAAAAATAGGTAATTACAACACCAACGCTATAACCACTGCAGTTTTTCGTGACCCATCAGCGTGGTATCACTTTGTTTGGGCTACTGATACTACTCAAGCAACAGATACAGACCGCTTTAAAGTTTATGTAAATGGTGTTCAACAAACCCTAAGTGGAACATTTCCACCACAAAATCAGTTATTGCCTTTCAATACCGCCAGTATAAATAACTCTATTGGTTGGTCCTTTTTTGGAACTCAATTATTTGATGGCTACATGACCGATATTAACTTCATCGATGGTCAACAGTTAACCCCATCATCATTTGGTGAAACAGATACACAAACTGGTGTGTGGAAGCCTAAAGCCTACTCAGGCTCATACGGCACTAACGGCTTCTATCTGAACTTCTCAGACAACAGCAACACCACAGCCGCTACATTGGGTAAGGACTACTCAGGTAACGGCAACAACTGGACACCTAATAACTTTAGCGTGACTGCGGGTGCGGGTAATGACTCTCTTGTTGATTCACCAACATCGTATGGAACTGATACTGGTGTGGGTGGTGAGGTGCGTGGTAACTATTCAACGATGAATCCGTTGGATAACTACAATACAAGTGCCGCTGTTGCGTTTACCTTTGCTAATGGTAATTTGGATGTAAGCCGTTCAAACCAGTCATGGGCATCTTCTCGTTCAACAATGGCTATGTCTAGCGGTAAGTGGTATGCAGAGATGACTGTGACTGCATCAACCGCTGGAACGCTAAACGCCATGTTTGGTATTGCCAAGCAAGATTTCACCATCAATGATTACTTTGGCGGTCAATCAGGTGGCTATGGCTACAATGCCGCCAATGGTCAAAAATACAATGGTGGTTCTGCGGTTTCTTATGGTGCAACATTTACAACCAACGATGTAATTGGTGTTGCTTATGATGCTGATGCAGGGTCTTTGGTCTTTTACAAAAATGGAACAAGCCAAGGAACAGCGTACACAGGACTGTCAGGAACATTCTGTTTTGCAATTGGTTTATTCCCACAAACTAGCGGTTCAATTACAGCAACTTTAAATTGCGGCCAACGCCCATTTGCCTACACAGCCCCAAGTGGCTTCAAAGCACTTTGCACACAGAACTTGCCAACGCCTACGATTGGGGCGACTACGGCTACGCAAGCGGGTAAGTATTTCACGCCAACCATTTACACAGGCAATGGGTCAGCATCAAGGGCGATTACCAACGGCATCAATATGGTTTCCAATGGTGGTTTGGTTTGGTCTAAGCAACGCTCTGGTGTTGAATCAAACTTCTTGATTGACAATATTAGGGGCAATACAAAGTATTTAATGTCTAACTCTGTTGCAGCAGAAAACACAATTTCTACGCTAGTGACAAGTTTTGATTCAACTGGTTACAGCATCGGCAACGATAGCGGAATAAATGGTAATGGCTCAACTTATGTTTCTTGGGTATGGGGTGCGGGTGGCTCTGGCTCAACCAACACAGCAGGCTCTATCACTTCAACAGTAAGCGCAAATACAACTGCTGGATTTAGCATTGTGACTTATACTGGTAACGCCACAAGCGGTGCTACTGTTGGGCATGGCTTGGGTGTCGCACCTAGTATGATTATTTTAAAGATACGAAGCACAACAGGAAATTGGCCTGTTTACCATGTATCTACTGGAAATACAAAAGCCTTGTATTTAGACTTAACACTTGGTGCGGGTGGTGATTTTACTGGTGCTTGGAATAATACAACCCCTACATCAACTGTATTTACACTTGGAAACAGCACAGAAACAAATGCTAGTGCTGGAACATTTGTCGCCTACTGCTTTGCACCAATAGCAGGATATTCTGCGTTTGGCTCTTATGTTGGCAATGGTTCTACTGATGGAACTTTTGTGTTTACGGGTTTTAGACCTGCTTGCATTATTTTAAAGGTTTCAGATGGAACTGCATCGTGGTTAATTCACGATAACAAACGAAATGTAAATAATGTTGTTGATAAAAAACTGTTTCCTAATTTATCTGACGCAGAAGCAACAGCAGATGTTGCTGACTTTTTATCAAATGGATTCAAATTGAGAGGAACAAATACTCAATTTAATGGCAATGGATATAACTACATTTATATGGCTTTTGCCGAAAATCCTTTTAAATACAGTTTGGCCCGTTGAGGCTTAGGAGAAAACAATGTTTGCTTTAATTTCCAATGGACAAGTCACCCAAGTTGGTGAACTATCAATTCTCTTTCCAAACACATCAAACCCTAATCACGCATTTGCTATTGAGCAAGGTGCATTAGAAGTGGTTGAAGGTGAGCAAAAAGACCAACGCTTCTATTGGGTAACTTTTGACAGTTACCAAGTCAACGGCTCTGTGGTCACTCGCACCTACACAAACACTCCAAAGGCTTTGGAAGACAAGCTAGAAGTCAAAGAAGACAACACGCCTTTGTATGTCCAAGTTTGGGATGCTACAACTCAAGCAATGGTCGATACAACTGAGCAAGTTGTTACCAAAGGCTTAAAGTCACAATGGATTGCTCAGAACAAGGCATCTGCTAATAGCCTACTGGCATCTACTGATTGGATGGTCATTCGCAAGGCAGAACGTGATGTGGCTATTCCTAGCGATGTGGTTGCAGAACGAGCAAAGATTATTGCTGACTGTACGGCTAAAGAGGCGGCTATTACTGCGGCTACGACTATGGAAGAGTTCATGGAAGTGGTTGCCCCTATAACTACTTTTGAGACACCATGATGGCAGATGAGCCAGTCACACACGAACACATCTATGATCGCCTACTGGCTGTAGAGGCTAAAGTAGACAACATAGAGAAGAACACAGAACACGTAATCAAAGCTTTTAACGCTGCGTCAGGTGCTTTCCTAGTACTTGAGTGGATCGCTAAAGCTGTGAAACCTATTATTATTATAGGTGCTTTCTTCGGGGCTATTTGGTTAGCTATTGACAATCGTTTTAATGGAGTGAAATAATCATCATGAATATGCCTACACGTGGTCAGAGAACAGCTAAGAACAAGATGAAGAAGGTTATGGGTGAGTACAAAGAAGGTACTCTCCACAGCGGTAAAGGTGGCCCTGTGGTGAAGTCTCGTGACCAAGCTATTGCTATTGCTATGAGCGAAGCAAATAAAGCTAAAAAGAAGTCTAAAAAGTATTGACAATAATACTAAAGTGTGTTACTATAGTACTATAAAGATATAAGGAATATAATGGCTACGACATATTTACAGTTGGTTAACAACGTACTTATACGGTTAAGAGAAACTGAAGTATCGTCAGTAAGTGATACTCCTTATAGTTCTTTGATTGGTGTGTTCGTTAACGATGCTAAGAGAGAGATTGAAGATGCCCATGAGTGGAACTGTCTAACTACTACCATTGTTATTCCAACAGTTGCAGGTACTCGTAACTATACCTTGGCAGGTTCAGGTCAACGCTTCCGTACACAGGATGTCTTAAATGACACTCAAGATGTACCTATGAGACAAGTACCTACTAACTGGATGAATAGACAGTACTTCTTAGGCACTATACAAGACGCAGCCCCTGATAAGTACAACTATAGTGGTATTGATGGTGATGATACTCAGGTGGATATATGGCCCCGTCCTGATGGTGTCTATTCCTTGAGGTTTGAATTAGTTATTCCTCAGGCTGACCTTAGTGCCAATGCTGATACTTTAAAGGTTCCTCCTCACCTAGTACAGATGCTGGCATACGCTAAAGCTGTTGGTGAACGTGGTGAAGATGGAGGAACATCCTTCAGTGAGATATATCAACAGTATCGCTTAGCTTTGGCAGATGCTATTGCCATTGAGAAGAATCGTTATGATGATGAGACTACTTGGGTTGGTGTCTAATGGTTGCTAAGCTTTTAACCACTACAGTATCAGCTCCCGGCTTCATGGGACTGAATACTCAAGACTCGTCAGTCTCTTTAGAGGCTGGCTATGCTACCGTGGCTAATAACTGTGTCATTGATAAGTTTGGTCGTATTGGTGCTCGTAAGGGATGGACTCTATCTCATGCCTTTAACGATGACTTAAGTACTGCTGACATTAAAGCCATTGGTGAGTTAATTGACAATGCTGGTAACTCATACATCATTGCAGCTGGTAACAATAAACTATTCAAGCTTGTAGGTTCTACTCTTACATTATTGACATACGGAGGTGGTGGTACAGCTCCTACCATCACAGACAGCAACTGGCAGATGGCCCCCTTGAATGGTGTGTTATACCTATATCAAGCTGGACATAACCCATTGGTGTTTGACCCTGCTGTCAGTACAACTACTTTTAGACGTATCTCTGAGAAGACTGGTTACGTAGCAACTGTATCTAGTAACAACTGTGTAATTAGTGCCTATGGTCGTACATGGAGTGCTAACAATGCAACCTCTAAGAGTACTGTACAGTTCTCAGACTTACTATCTGGTCATGTCTTAAGTACTGGTACAGCTGGTACTTTAGATGTAGCTCAGGTGTGGCCTAGTGGTGCAGATGAGATTGTAGCTCTAGCAGCTCACAATAACTTCTTAATTATCTTTGGTCGTAGACAGATATTGGTATATTCTAATGCTACTGACCCTAACAATATAACACTATCAGATGCTATTACAGGTATGGGCTGTGTAGCTAGAGACTCAGTAGTAGCCACTGGTAGTGATGTTATCTTCTTGTCTGACTCAGGTGTACGTTCACTGATGCGTACCATTCAGGAGAAGTCAGCACCTATGCGAGACATCAGTGCCAATGTACGTGATGACTTAGTACTTGAGATTAGTCTAGAGACTGCAGCTGACATCAAAGCTGTGTACTCAGATAAGGAAGCTTTCTATCTGTTGTCTTTACCAACTCGTCAGTTAGTGTACTGCTTTGACATGAGAGCACCACTACCTAATGGAGCTAACAGGGTTACAACATGGGATGGCTTAGTTCCAACAGCATTTAAGTATACTCGTAACAGAGACTTATTAGTGGGTGAGACTAGCTACATTGGTAAGTATGATGGCTACAAAGACAATGCTAACTCATACTTAATGAGATACTTTACTAACTTCTTTGACTTCCAATCACCTACTGTGATTAAGATTATGAAGAAGGTAGGCGTAACAGTTATTGGTGGTCAGGGTTATCCAGTCACTTTAAAGTTTGGCTTTGATTACAGTGACATCTTGAACACACGCCAGTTTGCCTTAGCCAATGCAGCCATTGCAGAATACAACATAGCTGAATACAACATTGGTGAGTATGGTGGTTCAGCCTTTGACAATAAGATTATTAACATTGGTGGCTCAGGCAAGGTTATTCAGCTGGGCTTTGAAACTACAGTGTTTAATAAGTCAATATCCATTCAGAAACTTGATGTCTACGTTAAGACAGGGAAGACACGATAATGAGTAACTATACTAAAGCAACTAACTTTGCAATTAAGGATAGCCTGAACACAGGTAATCCAAGCAAGATCATTAAAGGTACTGAGATTAACACTGAGTTTGATAACATTGCATCAGCAGTGACTTCTAAAACAGATGCTAACAACGGTGCTCTTACTGGAACAACCACTGCAGTGAATCTTACTGTCTCTGGTACTTTAACAGCTACTATTGACGGAGGTACATACTAATGGCTGATCCTATTGATTGGACAAGTTTACTTGGAACCCTTGGCTCTAGTGCCGTTGGTGCTGTAGGCTCTA